TAAGACGCCGCCCTCTCACGGCGGAAACACGGGTTCGATTCCCGTACGGACTGTTTTAAAAGTCGCATAAACACTGTGTTTGCGGCGTCTTAAGAAAATTGGTACTCAAAATGGTACTCAAAAACTGAACACAAAAGAAAGGAGTCTGCACAAGCGCTTAAGATTCTTTTCTATAAATGGTAGGCTTGGAACGCTTGGGGCGTTCTTTTTTTATGCGGTTTTTCTGCTTATTTTTTGCGGAAGAACCGTATTTTTTTATGCAAAAATATAAGCATAGGAGGGATGCGGAATGTTATTTACGGATGAAATTCTTGAAAAAATTTTAACAAGAGAAGATGTGTCGAAGGTTCCGCTCGTGTATCAGTCAGCAATGATTCACGCAATCAAGGAAGTATTGGAGGAAGAGAATGTATCAGATGCAAAATCAGAATATGGCATTTAACCCAAACCCAAGCTATGCCGCTTATCAATACAACCCAATGCAAAGGTTTCAACAACCAGAGCCACAGATTCCGCAGATGCAACCGCAGTTTCTTGGAATCCAAGGAAAAGTAGTGCAGTCGGAGTCAGCAATCATGGCAAATGATGTGCCTATGGATGGAAGTGTTGCGTTCTTCCCGATGCAGGACATGAGCGCAATCGTAGCGAAACAATGGGATGCCAATGGAACAATCAGAAAGACCGTTTACAAGCCTTTTAATGAGCAGATGGCAGATTCTTCAAGTGAAGATAAAAGAATCGAAATAGGGCTATCTGATGATGCGGCAAAGGCTATTACTGACAAATTGGATTGCTTGTTTGGAAAGATGGAAGAGTTGGAAGATAAGTTGTCTTCGCAAACGCAAAGAAAATCTTCACGAACACAAAAGGAGAGTGAGTCTTAATGAATCCTATGCAGATGTTACAGGGAATGAGAAACCCACAGCAGTTTTTACAACAAATGATGGGGAACAACAGCGTAATGAGCAACCCTATGGCGCGCAATGCTATGCAAATGGCGCAGAAGGGAGATTCCAAGGGCATCGAGCAGATGGCTAGGAATTTGTGCAAAGAAAAGGGGATTGACGCAGATAAGGCTTTTGAGTCGTTTAAAAGCCAATTAGGAATGTGATACTAATTCTTGCAAGATTATGTATATAAAAAATGAATTATGGAGGTAAAAATTATGTTTGGTTCAAATTGCAACACAGCATCTGTTCCGCTTGTTGCGAACATTGACGGAAACGGAAATAACAACGGATGGGGCGCAGAAGGCTCATGGTTATGGTTCATCATCGTTATCTTTGCCATCTTTGGATGGGGTGGATTCGGTAACGGATTCGGAGGAAACGGAATGAATGGTGGTGTCGGAAGCGAAATCCAGCGCGGATTTGATAATCAGGCGGTTGTGTCAAAACTTGACGGCATTACAAACGGAATTTGTGACGGATTCTATGCAGTACAAAACGGCATGAATGGCATCAACACAAACATTTTGCAGACCGGATTCGGCATTCAGCAGGCTATCAATGCTGATACAGTCGCTAATATGCAGAATACAAACGCATTACAGTCACAGCTTGCTAACTGTTGCTGTGAAACAAGAGAAGCTATCCAAGGTGTAAACTACAACATGGCAACTAACACTTGCGCGTTGCAGAACACCATGAACAGCAACACGAGAGACATTATCGACAGTCAGAACGCAGGAACACGCGCTATTCTTGATTATCTCTGCAATGAAAAAATTTCTTCCTTACAGGCAGAAAATAATGACCTTCGCAGAGCGGCTTCACAGGATCGTCAGAGTGCATTACTTACAACTCAGATGGCAGCTCAGACACAGCAGATTATCAATGCAGTAAATCCGGCTGCTATCCCTGCATATGTTGTACCTAATCCAAATGCTTATGCATATGGATGCGGATGCAACACAGGATGTGGCTGCTAAAACTAAATAATTGAGTATCTTAATTGAGTTTAACTCAATCATGTCTGCTATGCAGTATTACTTATAACCAAAGGGCAGACTATAATGTTTGCCCTTATTTTATGAAAGAGAGGTAAAAATAATGGAAGTAACAGGAATTGCATTACAAACCGTTGCTGCTGGAGAAGATGTTGCATTTACAGAAACGGCAGTAAACGGAACAAAATGTATCGTACACAGACAAGGAAGCGGAATTATAAAACTAAGAGGTATCACCAATCAATGCAAGGCTAGATTTTTGGTATCGTATTCCGGCAACATTCAGATTCCTACAGGCGGTACAGTTGGAGAGATTTCGCTTGCAATCGCGGTTGATGGAGAGCCTTTGCAGTCAACAAAGATGATCGTAACGCCAGCCGCAGTTGAGAATTTCTTTAATGTATCAGCACAGGCCTACGTTGATGTGCCTTGTGGCTGTTGCAGTACGGTAGCGGTGCAGAATACATCTACACAGGTTATTGAAGTACAGAACAGTAATTTGATTGCAGTAAGGGAGGCTTGATATTATGCATAAGTTTGCTAAACAGATTATGGATTGCGTGAAAGCCCACGTCGACGGCATTGGAATTGAGAATTTTGAGGGTCAAAACCTTGATGATCTCAAGGATTGGACGGAGATTGCAAAGAATATCGTATGCTTTGACAAAGACTATAACATTGTTGAAGCCATGAAAAAGTCTGAAGATGAAGAAATCATGCGCATGGTGGAAGAATTTGGGGATTATCCGGGAAGAAGATACTACAATGAGTACCGGTACTCAAACGGAAGATTCGCACCGAAAGGGCGTGGAACACGCAGAGGGTATGTAGAACCGCCATATTATCATCAGATGCCGGAAGATTACCACGAATGGGAGAGTATGCCGGAATACGACCGAATGAGAGACCTTGACAGAATGAGTATGGGGAAGATGTATTATTCAGAGCCTATGAGCGGAAATAACGGCATGAGTACCGGTACTCATGATGGGCGTGAGGGCAGAGCTGGTATGAGCCGGAGAAGCTACATGGAGACAAAGGAAATGCATAACGGAAATTCACCGGAAGATAAGGACGCAAAGATGAAAGAACTTGAAAAGTACATGAAATCTCTTTCTGAAGATGTAACCGAACTATTTTCCGGTATGTCCCCAGAAGAGAAACAGTTGACCAAGACAAAGCTGACTACGCTTGTCACGAAAATGTAATAGAGAGGGCATTTTGCCCTCTTTGTTTGCGAGGTGGTAAATTGTTCACGATAAACAATGAAATATGGAATTTGGTCAAAGTATCGCGTTACAGCGATATGCTACAGAGAAGTGATGGAAGCAGGACAGTAGGAATGACCGATAGAGACACGAAAACGATATATCTTGCGGATGATCTGCGTGGAAAATTTCTTGACCGTGTGTTATGCCACGAATTATGTCATGCGTTCTGCCTTTCGTATAATGTATACATGGATATTGGCACCGAGGAAATTGTAGCAGACTTCTTGGCTACATACGGAAGAAAAGTGTTTGAAATAGCAGACAGACTATTGATTGAACTTATGGAGGTTGTTGCATAATGGATAAAATTTCAGAACTCTTACAGTACGTACACCGGACGAACCCGGAAATGACCAGGGAAAAGCTGATAGAAGAGTTGAGCAAAAGCGACTACGCGGCGCGGTCTTTGATTTTTACGAAAGAAAATTTTCTCAGCGCCCCAAAAAATATTTCGTAATTTTTTTGTACCCCCCTGGGGTAGCGTTTTTGGGGTCAAGATTCCATTTTCACGGATTCCCAAAAACGTGTAACAAACGTGCAATTATCTGCGACATTCAGTAAATAACACAAATACACTATATATTATGTTACATATAGATAATTCACTTATGATATTAGATGATATTGCCGGTCACAGGCAAACGCCAAAAGACGCTTGCTCGGATATAGTTATAGTCTAGCATAGATCGCATTTTACCACTTGTCAAGATAGCATTTCCCATCGTACCGGCTGTAAGTGTGTGTTATGTTTTCCTGACTTTGTGTGACCTGTAGCCAATCGCCGCCGCGTTGGGCGGTTATTTTGATTTTTGCAGACTCCACCCATTCCACGCCCTCAAACTTTGAGTAGCCGCACATTTTGCCGGATATTTCCAGATAACCAAGGGCAGACACCCGGCGCATGATTTCCCTTTTTCCGATATACTCATATTTTCCCATCTTTCCCACCTCCTTGTGTTACGTTTATTTGTCAATTTGCGCATGGAAACCGATTTCCATGTAGTCCGCGCTCCCGGAATCGAACCGGAACGGATGCACCAAACACGCGAAATAGGGCGGAAGAGTACCGCCTTAAATTACAACAAAATCCCCTTGGAATCCTGTTGTTATAATCATTTTTCCGTCAGATCTGCGGTACACAACGCCGCAACCGTCCGCAAAAGTTGACCATACAATCCATCCGGGCGGTGTAAGTTTTTCCCCGGTCTTATAATCCCGGAATGAGTAACGCGGAATAACGCCGCTTTTTTCTTGATATAGCGCGTTGTTAATTGCTTGCGATTCTGTTACGATCTGCACACCTTTTCCCGTGTGCAAAATATATCTTTCTTCCATTTATTCTACCTCTTTTCCTTTTATTTACTCATTTTTGAGTAAAAACCGCCGCCGGTAGTGATCCGGCTGGCATTCTCTGCGGCGGCTAATTATAGATAGAGTTCCATAAGTCCCACATTTTTATTTTTAACTAAGATAACGCCTGGGCGGATAACGGAAACATACTGTTTTACAACGTTCTCGATTCGCTCGTTACTGTAATACGGTGCCAACTTTTGGCGTGTGTATTCTTTCGCTTCTTCAAGTGTCATCATCTTCATATAATCAACCAACCTTTCATTATTCAAAAATGAACCCGTAGCCGCTATTTCGTGCTGCTCTCTGAAATTCTTCTTTTCCATACTTTTGATACATCTTTTCAAGGTTCGCGGAAATGTCAAACCCTGCAAGTTTTAACTCAAACAGTATTTGTATTTTGTCGTCCATGTTTTCCCTTTCTGGTCTGCCATCATCAGAGCCGGGCGACCATCCCGCGGCTGACGCTCCAAAATCGGAGCGTTTCGGCTATGCTATGCAGATTTCAAATACATCGCCTTGGACGTGTTCAAAATCGACTTTTTCAAAAATGCCGATTCCGTAAAAGTCGGCTGTGAGTTCCCCGAAGTGGTTATACTCAAACGCGATTCCGTTCTTTTTCAGTTCGTTGATCGCGTCACCGTTCTTTGTTGTTTCCCATGTAAAACGCATTCCCGTCTTTCTCATGTTTAAGCCCTCCCTATAAAATTTCCGAAATCTGTAAAATCTGTGCTTCGCTCAAATGATCAATAACAACGTTTCCGTTTACGTCGCTCAATTCGTATTCATCTGGAAGAGTAGCGAAACCGTCAAACTGGTTCGAAATATAATAACCTTTGCTTTCTAATAATGCTTCTGCCGCTTTCATATCTTTCATGTTGTTCTCCTCGCTTTCGTACTTCATTTGATACTTGTATTATAGTAAATATAAGGCACTTATGCAATATGCGAAATAAACAAAATAAGGCACTTATAATATCAATGGAATTGTGAATAATACATAAGGCACTTATTTATAAAACATTTATAGGATTACTATAATATAGAAAGAAAAATAATCCTTGCTATAATAAGGCACTTATGCTATATTTAAAGTACATATATAAAAGCAGGGAGGAAAACAAATGGCAGAATATACAGAAAAACAGACCGAACAAAGGCGGCAAGCAGTAGCTAAGTATACAAAAACAGTAGACCGTGTTAATTGCCTGTTGCCATCCGGGACAAAAGAACGGATCAAGAAAGTAAGCGGAAAAAGTATAAACGCCTTTATAAAAGAGGCGGTGTTGATCCAGTTAGAGCAGTTGGAGAGATTAAAATAAAATATAAGGCACTTTTTGAAAAATATCACTTGACATTATAAGGCACTCATGATATTATAATGACAGATCAAGAAAACAGAGCAACGGCGAAAGCCAAGAAAGGAGAAACACCATGAAAAAATATATTGTAAAAGATCGGGGCATTGAATGGAGTTATGACAACAAAGAAAAGGCTGCTAAGAAAGCCGCTGATCTGAACACGGAAGTAACAGAAAAAACCGTGTGGAGATATTACGCCCCATATTATACAAGCGGCACTGCAAACTATCGGGAAATCACGGGTGAAACTTTAATAGACACAATAGAGAAAGGCTTTGATCAGATCATAAAAGATTATGATCTTGGCGGCGTTTTAGGCTTGAAATTGAAGTCTGTTAAATTACAAAAGGAAGATGGGTATGCGAATTTAGTTGTAGATTTTATACCACTCGGAAAACTTGGAAAAGAACTTTCAGAGGAAGAAAAGGCAGTAAAAATTGAATGGGTTACAGATGATGAATTCCAGGGCGAATACACTTTTACATTGAACAAATAAAAGGCTAGCGGAGCCGATAAGCTCCGCTATTCTGCATTAAGGAGCAAATAAAAACATGGCTAAAGTTGTAAAAAAATGCGTTGTCTGCGGGAAAGAGTTTTATTGCGAATCATCGCGTGACATTGTGACCTGCTCGAAAGAATGCCGGTTGATACATTTGAGCCAAACACATACGGGGTTAAAGCGCTCCGAAGAGAGCAAGCGCAGGATGTCAGAAACAAGGCGCGCGAATCCGCGAAATACAGAAATACAGCGAAAAGCTACAGAAGCCGCAAAGAACAGTCCGAAATCCGGACGGTTTGAAACAAACAGGGCGGCGATAGATTGGCATTTAGTAAGCCCAGAGGGAGAGCACTTTTATATTCACTCCCTGTCCTTTTGGCTTAGGGAAAATTGCAATAAATATTTTGGAGTAGAGCCGGACAGCAAGCAATTTTTTAATATAATTGCGGGGTTGAGCCGCGTTAAAAGATCGGTTCTTGGGACACTTCCAGAAGGGCAACGCCCCGGATATAGTTATAAAGGTTGGTCAGTGATTCCGACCGAGGATGATAAACAGGATAAATAAAAGATTGGACAAGGGCAGTTTTCCGGCTGCCTTTTCTTTTTTGCCATGTCCAAAATCAACAACTCTACCGGGCATATCTTAAAAAATCTCCGAAAAACTGTAAACAAACTATAAAACTTTTCTTAAATCTTTATAAACAAGGCTAGGTTCATTAGGTCTTTGACAAGTCCAAAAATGATAGAATAGTATCAGTTTTTACAAAAAATCGTCTGACATAACACGACACAATCGTCTGACGTCGCTTTTTCAGAACTATGTTTCTCTTTCTCTATCTTTTTCTTAATCTTTTAAATTAACAATACACTGTATATAAAGACTATAGGTTTATTGCAAGTGTATATCCGCGCACACGCGCGGCGTAAGTATATAATACCACCTTAAAAAATTAAGGCTTGACTTTAAACCCGGAAATAGTGTATACCAAAAGCAGAGAGATAAACAGAATTGGAGGTGTGAAAGCTATATGCAGGATATAGAGAGTGTAGATCTTACAAGCCTTATAGTGGATCTAGGTACAGTACAGATATATACATCAACTGTACAAGACTTAATAGACAACGCTTGTATAGAATTTCACATCGATGATCTGTTAAAGGCTGGACAAAGGCAGTGGAAAGCTGTTATGCAGTATGTTGGAATGCATTTATTCCCGGATACGAAAGTCTTAAAGGACAAGAGTTTGAAACCTCTTGGTAATGCAACTATACCAACTAACTGTAACAGGTATGATAGAGAGGTGTTATATAAACTTTGTGATTATTATATATATATATCCAATGTGTACAGTAAGCTGGTAAGTACAGTAGCATTCAGTTATTTTTGCAATATACCAACCAATACGATGGATATATGGGCTAGTGATGAACCAAGTTCGCTGACTTTCAAGATGTGGCAAAAATTACAACGATCTCGTAAAGATTGCATACTTGATAGAGCGTATGACTCCAACAGCCCAGTAGGCACTATGTTCGTGGGAAATAACGAATTTGGCATGAATCAGCCCGGCATTGGAGATAATGCCACCCAAAGAAGGGCAATCACAGCGCAGGAGTTGCCAAGGCTGGACGAGAAAAAGAGCCAAGAATTGCACGTAATTGATACACAATTCACGGATGCAGCGGCAAATAATACGGTTTAAATTGTGTGTGATTATTCTACAATTCACAAATGCAGTAATATCAATGGTTGTAGCGTTTCTACTGTTCGTAAACTATTCGGAAAAGTTAGGTTTTGCGAATAGTTGCAAGGGTATGACATGAATTGTATTAAAACAATTTGATTTTCACACAATGACAACAAAACGAAACGGAAAATATTTTAGATTTCCATGTTTGCAGAAAAAGGATGGGGAGGGGGTCTGGCAGAAAGACCACCGGGCGGCTACTAAGTCCCTCAAATTCCTCAAAAAATAAAAAGCCCACTTACAACACCCATTGACTTTTTACAACAAGTAGCTTAATTTAAGCTTAAACAATTCACTTTCACGTTGCGAATCGCAACTACATTTCCAAAAAAAATTTAAAAACAAAAAAGAGTGTTTCGGACAGGAGAATGATATATGACCGGAAATGAGTATCAGTCATTAGCCATGCGGACAAATGATCGCAAGGCAACAGAAAGAATTTCGGATAAACTTGATTTGCTTAAATCTTGCAAGAAGAACAATATAGCATCGTTGCAAGATTACGACCTTGGCGGAATCTTTAATGCTTGCCTTGGACTATCCGGTGAAGTTGGAGAATTTAACGACATAATCAAAAAATGGATTTTCCACGAGAAACAGCTTGATATTGACCATGCTAAGAAAGAAGCTGGCGATATTTGTTGGTATCTTGCAATGCTTTGCGAATCCTTCGGATGGAGCCTTGATGAAATCATGCAGATGAATGTAGACAAGCTTAAGGCACGTTACCCGGAAGGCTTTGACATCGAAAAAGCAAACCACAGAGCGGAAGGTGATGTGTAATGGCAAGCTGCGGCAATGAGTTGATGAAAACCGAGTATTCCGAAACCTTTGATGAAAAACGCAAAGGATTGATTGAGCAGTCATATTACAAATACGGACCGGCAAGAATGAATTTTGCAAACGGGAATGTGGATGCAATCGAAAGTTTGAAAATGAATCTTGCCAAGTTTGAAGAGACCGGGAACCTTGAATATCTGTGTGATGTTGCGAATTATGCCATGTTCCGGTTCATGTTTCCACAGCAGGGCGAATATTTCAAACATACAGATTCTGATGAATCTGCTGGACTTTTCGGCATGAGCGTGAATGAAATGGAGCGGTTCAAACAGGAACACGGATTTGAGGATGGGGGGTATTGATATGGCTTTGAAAGTTATTGCAACAGCGACAGATGCCCTTGTAATACTGGGACTTATGAGAGAACAGGTAAAACAAAAAGACAATTCAAACGCAATGGGGTATTTGCTTTCATACGCGATCTTTGCAATGAATATTATGGTCATTTGGAAATGATGGGCTATCGCCAAGCGGTAAGGCACAGGATTTTGATTCCTGCATTCCGGGTTCGAATCCCGGTAGCCTAATTGGTTACATGCTAACGTTTCATGTAACCACGTATGTTTTTCATATGTACTTGAACCCTTGGTTGAGTGATTCAAGCATTTGGGTTCCTCCTTTCGCCACTAGGACGATTCTGTTAAGGACGGTGCGAGACCGTCCGGTGGTATTCTATCATGCATCTATCCCACGGTGCATGAGCCATGAAATTAGGTGGTGGCGGAATAGGTAGACGCGCAGATGGAAGAGACAGGACAAAGATTAAAAACTCATGGTTGAAGTCCTATGGGTTCGATTCCCTCCAATGTGAACAGTGCACGGTTTATGTGAGGTGCAAATCCTCACCCACCTACTCGGTCAAATTATGCTGTTTGCTTGCAGATGGTCTATGTTTTGGCTGTATGATACCACGGGCAATTATAATGTGGCGCAGAGGCATCAAGACCTCGAAATGGAAGCATTAAGACTTCGTTAAGTAGTAACAACGATGGGTATTCCTGCTGAATCATCGTTAAAACAAAACAGGATAGTGCCATGCATGGCACGAAAAACATATTGCTAACCGTCTTGTGGCGGTTCTGATCGGTTAGTCAAGTGGCCAAGACACCACCCTTTCACGGCGGTAACACGAGTTCAAATCTCGTACCGATCACTATATTGGGATTTAATTCAGTGGTAGAAGACACGGCTTATATCCGGGTTGTCGCGGGTTCGATTCCTGCAATCCCCACAGGTGATGTTGCCAGTACACCCCTAGTGTGTTTATTACAGAAATGCAGGTGCTAATCAATATACCGGTTAAACTTAGCACAGGTAACTGGATTGAGCGGTTGTCATTCAAAAGATGGCGGTAACCGCTGACTAAAAGAACCTTGCACTTAGTGTAGTGTGGAGCAAGGAAAAACGGAAACTACACGACATAGCTTGTTAGCTGAGATGGATTAGCGACAGACTGAAAATCTGTATAGGGCGGCTCGATACCGCCACAAGCCATTGAGCGGTGTTAGTAGCACCGTGCCATTCTGAAACGCAAGGAATGGTTCGGGCAGGGAACTTCCATGCCCGGCGCGTGCAGATATAATCCTAATTGGCAAGGAAACTGTTTGCTAAACAGTCAGTAGCCGGAAACGGTGTTTCGGTTCGAGTCCGAATATCTGCGTTTATCCTTATCTCCACTTAGTCGGGTGCTACTGCAATAGTTCCGGTCGATGGGAGACTTATGGATGGTAGCGGCATTATTGGTAACAGAAAACCCTTCCGTGATTAGAAATTGCAGATTTGAAAGCGGTTGGCATGGTTTGATCTGACAGGGTTCGATTCCCTGTGCCGCTATTCGATGGTTGGTATTTACGCAAAATGGTGTGTAAGTATGATAAAAACATTGTGGAATATTTATATCAAACAAAAGACACGGAATCTCACGAGGATTCCGATTTTTGCTATGATTGAGGGAGAAATATGACAAACTGCGTGAATTGCGGCGCACCGATTGAAACCGATAAAAAGGTGTGTCCTTATTGCAAAACTCCATATGATGTAAGCGGATTCAAGGCTGAAATAGGGGAAATGTTCGGAGAAATCACGATTGGTGGAAAAACAAGCAGAGTATATCTAGGAAATGTAGAACACAAGCAGTTATTAAATAGCGAGCCATATTTTGATACAGATGGTATTTTGCATCGTGAGATTCCAAAAACAATAAGAAAATTTACTTTGATTGAGGTGTGAATTATGACAAGTTGCTTGTGCTGTGGAATGTTAATACTTGATTCCGAAGTTGATAACTGTCCTTATTGCAAAATTCTATTTAAACAAATTCCGGCAAGGAACGTTCCAGAAAGTCAGCCGGAGAAGGTAGAAACGGCAATATTTGAAAACGTGGTATTTAATAAAGGGGATGGGCGTAAGAATGTGTGATTTTTGTCGGAATAAAAAGAAAATAATTGATGGTAAAGGAAATTTAGTTCTTTTTGGAGCTGAAAATAACATGATTTTCGACAATAGCGATGGAAAAGAGGTTGCAGGAGTCGTAAAAATTAATTTTTGCCCTATCTGCGGAAGAAAGTTGGTGTAGTGATGGCAGAACCTTTAAGTAAATTAGCGGAAAAATGTAAAAGTTGCCCAAAATCTAAAAAATGTGACCATAAAAGAATGGAATTATGCGCTTTGGCGGATTTGCCACCGCAAAATCTTGCAAGTGCTACACAAGGCATTTTGATGGATGCGGCAATGCCAGTTTTGAGGGAAGAAATAAAAAGCCCTTTAAGTCCATTTAGATACAAAGACGAATTAGAAAAAGCACTAAATGATTTGCATTTTGGAAATATGTTTATGAATGGTGTTTAGAAAGCTGGTGAAAGAATGAAACATCAAAAAGAATGGTGCACTTGCGACAGGTGCGGTGCTGAAATAGAAAAGCCTAAAATATGGTATGACCGAATGTTCCCTTATCTAAGAACCGTAAATTTAAAAAGACCTATGCGTTTCAGAGAAATATTTGCAGAAATTGAACAAGGGAGAATAGAACCGGTTATAAGCAGAGACGGTATAGACAGTATTATATTGGACGAATACTATTGCACAAAGACAAAGCAAATTGACTTATGCCATAAATGCAGAAAGGATTTTGAGAGGTTTATGAGAAATGACTGTTAATATGGGAACTAAAACATATGAAATGAGCAACAAGCAGGCAAAAGCTATCCTTGGAACGGCTAAGAAACTTGCAAATTGCAACATATACGGTATTGAAAAAGGAAATGTGGTGATTATGCTGAATGAAAAGTATGAGGACGATATGAGCCTTAAAAAAGCCGTAGAGGAGTATAAAAAGAAAGGGTTCAAGGTGCATTGGAAATGAAGAAAATACCAAAATTGTTTGAGGCATTGCTTTAAGGAGCGATAATTGATGGAATTTCAATACAGAAAAATGGTACAGGAGATAGCTGACACGGTATTAGACAATGCCACAATCAACGATATTCCGTTTCGTGAATGGATTGATAATGTGAATAATGCTTATGCAAATAAAAAATGCAACTTGACTTCTTGCCGATACAATGCAGATGGAAAGTGCACCAATGATGAGAAGAGAAAAGAATGTATTAAGGTTTGCGAAAAAGTGCTATGTATGAATTGAAAGGAGATTTTATGAAAAAGAAAATTATAGCAATTGTATTAGTGCTGACATTGTGTTTTGGAATGACAGGATGTACCGCACAATGGGAAAGAAGTGTAATTGATTTTAAGAGCAATATCAATGGCGGTATGCAGAGAACAATTACTGTATATACGGCAGATGGTAAAGAACTTGCAACATATAAAGGCAAGATTGATATTGATACAAACAATGGTGGATATGTTAAGTTTGATTTTAACGGCAAGAGATATATCTACTACAATTGCTTTGTGGAAAGCATTGCGGATATAAAATAAATAACAATTCAGACGAAGAAAATAGTCGTTAAATAATTTCCAAAACACTAAGAGGTGCGTACAATATTTGTGTGCTAAGAATAGCTTTTACTACTGACTACGCATATTGCCGGCTACAGATTGACTGTAGTCGCTAACCTAGAAAAATTATAGGCAGAGGTCAAGGCACTTCTGCTTTTGCGGAGGTGCTTTTTATTTGGCTTCAAAGCAGTTAATCAATGCAGTAAATGGATATGAAAACTACATACAGAGAAAAGGCGTTGATGAACAGGTAATAGATGCATACATACAAGCCGTAGCGGTTGCCTTAAAGACAGAGCATGACGTTGATTATGGATTGAAAATATCCGCAAGGGCGAAACAACTTATAGCAAGCTATGTCAAGCAATACACAGGTGGCAGAGTTGCAGACTTAGAAGTGTATGCCGGGGAACATGATACGACATACAAGGTGCTTCAACAATTTTACGATGTTTTGATGTATGAATCAGCCTATCTTGTGGACAGCTTTTTTTATTACATTGAAATTGATGAAAAGGATCCATGGAAAAGATTTTATTTCCCGAGAAGAAAAGTGCTACAACCTGTAGTCGGAGCATACCAGGAGATTTACGATGGAAAATTGGATTTTTTGTCTGTATCTCAACCGAAAAGAACCGGAAAAACAACAGGCGGTCTGAAATTGGCGCAGATGATGGGTGGACGCGACCCGGACGGAAGTATATTTGGTGTCGGAAAAGGCGAAGGACTTGTTAAGCGATTTTATGGTGGCTTATTGCAAGGCTTTGAAACAGAAAGCACGTACAATAGATTCTTAAGTGTTTTCCCGGAAGCAACAAAGATAGGCGAAAAGGACTATAAAAGTGCTGAAAATCTATCAATCGACCTTAAAAGCAAAAATATCTTCCCAACATTTACTTGTAGACCGATTGATGGCGCAATCGTAGGATGTACCGAAGCAAATGTACTTGTCTATATTGATGACTGTGTTAAAAACCATGAAGAAGCACGAAATAGAGATAGATTAGAGTTTCTTTGCGAGAAGGTAACAGACGATGTTCTTGGTAGACGATTAGAGGGAACGCCTATTATCATACAGGGAACGAAATACAGCTTGTATGACCCAATTACGGCTTTACAAAATAAAGCTGATGAATTGGAGTGGAGATGGAAAGAAGTTGCGATTCCGGCACTTGACCCGATCACAGATGAAAGCAATTGGGAGATTTATCGAAAAGATAAAAAGGGATTGCGGAAGATATTCACAACCGGTTACTACCAAAAGGAAAGAAAACTTGTTTCGGAAGAAACGTGGGCGGCAGAGTTTCAGCAAGAACCATTTGAAGCAAAAGGGCGAATGTTTGCAGAGAATGAGCTTAATTATTTTGAGGAACTTCCTGTTGACCGAGAACCAGATGCAATTATGGCGGCTTGTGATAGTGCTGATAAGGGAGAAGATAGTTGCTCAATGCCGATTGGATATGTGTACGGCAACGAGGTTTATATCGTAGATGTAGTGTTTGATAATGCCGGAACACAGTTTACCAAGCCGGAATGCGCAAATATGCTTATTAAGCACAACGTAAAGACGGTTACATTTGAGAGCAACAGTGCCGGAGAATATTTTGGTCGTGATGTAATGGACATTGTAAAAAAGCAAGGCGGAAGATGTAGCGCACGGTTCAAGTTTAATTGTTCAAACAAAATAACTCGAATGGAAAATGCGAGAGATAATATCATTCGTGATTATTATTTCCGAGATTTCAATAAAATGGACAGGCAGAGCCAATATTACAAGTTTATGAAAGAACTTACGACCATGACAAGAAGTGGAAAAGTAAAGCATGATGATGCACCGGATTCAGTTGCCTTGTTTGAAAACGAAATGCGAAGCGGAACACAAGCAAAGGTAGAAGCGGCAGTAAACCCATTTAGGAGGTATTAGGATATGACAACAGACAAATATCTTTCACAGATAAGCAGAATTGACCATGCGATTGCAAATAAACTGGAAGAAATTAAAAGGCTATCCGATATGGCAACTTCTATATCTATATCTCCGAAAGAGGTGGATGTGCAATCATCTGGCAATCCCGACAAAATGGGGAGCGCGGTATCGAAGATTGTTGATTTGCAGAATGAGGTTCAGACACTTGTAGATGAATTGGTTGATAAAAGACGTATTATCATATCACAAATTGACAGTATGGATAATACAGATGTATATATCGTGCTTTCATCGCATTATGTCAACGGAAAAGATTGGAACTTGATTTCCGTTGAGATGAAATATTCCTACAGAAACATTATGAAACTTAGGAAAAGAGCATTGCAGGAGTTTGAAAGACGTTATGGACAACTTTATTCTGAAAAGAGTGCATAAAAGTACACAATAGTTCACACTCTTTCACAACATTTCCTAAAACTTGCATGATATACTAAAAGAGTAGAAAAACAAATTCCTACAACCCCCAAAAAGCGTATAACCCGTAAAAGACACTGTCAGAAATGGCAGTGCCTTTTTATTTACAAGAAAGAGGTTGCTATGAAAAAAGTAACTATATATTGCCCGGATTGCGGAAGAATTGCTGGACATTATGATGGGAGATCTACGATAGACCATCCATGTAAATGTAAAAAATGCAATCATATTGTAATTTATCGCGTGGCAACAGGCAAAATTGAAACGAAGCCAATACCGAAACGCGCTTGCAGTAGTGGAGTTTTATTTATATGAATACACAGTATTTTCATGACATTGTAAAAGGCAGATATGGAAGAAAAATTACATATACGGATGTTGAAACCATTACGGCAGACAACATCATAAAGGTTGTGGGAAACTGCATCGGTGCATTTTATTTCAACAAGACGATTATTCGGTATCTGTGGAACTACTACAAGGGCGATCAGCCTGTATTGTACCGAACAAAGGTACAGAATGCGGATATAACCAATAAAGTATCTGAAAACCATGCCTATGAGATTGTTCAATTCAAGGTTGGTCAGACTTACGGTGAGCCAATTCAGCTTATCAGTAGGAAAGACGATGACCGGATAAACAATGCGGTTGATGAATTTAACGATTATCTGACCGATGCTAATAAGCAGGAAAAGGACATTAAGGCAGGAGAGTGGCAATCAGCAACCGGAACGTCATTTAAGGCGGTGCAGATTACAAAAAATGGAGATATACCATTTAGAATTGTCGCACCGACACCAATGAATACTTTTGTTATCTACAGTCGTTCCACAGAAGAACCACTTTTAGCAATCCAAGAGCTTAAAGATGCCGATGGACAGATGTATAAACTCTGCTACACGGACTCTTATGAGTGCAAGATTGTGAACGGAGAGGTTCGAGATTGGCAACTGCATGCTTTTGGTGGAATCCCAATTGTTGAGTTTCCGAACAACCATGAGCGCATTTCTGATATTGAGCTTGTGATCGGACTATTAGATGCAATCAATACAATGCAGTCAAACCGAATGGATGGTGTTGAGCAGTTTGTTCAGTTTTGGATAAAGTTTGTAAATTGCGAAATCGACCCGAAAACCTTTGAAGAAATGAAGATTTCCCATGCACTGACGGTAAAATCCAATAATGAGCAGAATAAATCAGATGTTGACATTATGACACAAGAGCTGAATCAGACCGAGTGCCAAGTCGCAAAGGATGATTTGTGGGACAATGCACAGTCCATTCTTGCTATACCAAATAAGAACAACAATAATTCCGGTGGAGATACACAGGGAGCGGTTGAGCTTAGAAACGGATGGGACTTCTCGAAGTCGAGAGCAAAACTGAAAGACCCAATTGTAAAGTCGGCTGAAAAAAGACTTGCGAAAGTTGTTTTGAATGTGATTCGTATACAGGATCACGATTTGGGATTGAGTTTGCGCGACTTTGATGTTCAGATTAACCATAGCCCGCAAGACAATATGTATACCAAGTCACAGACATTATATCAGCTTTTACAAGCCGGTATTCATCCACTTGTCGCAATCAAGTCGGTTGGGTTATGGGGAGATGCAGAAAAGACATTCCTGTTGTCAAAGCCATACTTGGATAATTTGTGGAAAACGATTGATGATGCAGAATCACAGGAACAGAAAGCACAAGAATTGATAAATAAAATGAATACAGATGGCACACAGGGCCAAATAAACAAAGATAAGACGGTCACCGAGTAATCGGTGGCTGTTTTTATTTTATAAAAATTCGCAAAGTTGTGAGCGTAAAAATCAACAATGTCGTTCGGTGTCGTTGCACCGTATAAAAATTCGTATGACATATCGGAGGTAATGGATGAAAAGAGAAGATCTGATTGCTATGGGATTAAGCGAGGAAAACGCGGACAAGATCATGGCAGATTATGGAAGTTCCGTACAGAAAGCCAAAGCAAAGGCTGACGAGTACAAGACAAAGGCTGACAAAGTCGAAGAGTTGCAGAAGCAGCTTGATGATATCGAACAGGGAAAGCTCACGGAAGTCGAGCAGGCAAATAAGAACCTCGAAAAAGCCAATGCGAGAATCGCGGAACTTGAAAAAGCGCAGGCAATAGCCACGCAGAGAGCCGATGCCGCATCTAAATTTAATGTTACCGCAGAGCAGGCAACACAAATCGTAAAAGACGATGGCAGCTTTGATTATGACGTTCTTGGAAAGATTATCTCTGAAAAAGAGACCGCCGCAGCGCAGGCCAAGGAACAGGAGATTGCAAATGGCAGTACCAATCCGGGCGGTGGCACGGCTGGCGGTGGAGATGGAACTGAAAGCAAAGGCGCTGAAATGGCAAAGAAATATAATCAGCGCTATGTAATCGAACAGTAAGCAAGGAGGTATAAACGTTATGGCTTATATGAAAACCACTACTTACACTTCTGGTGTAAACATTTTAGCAAGTGAAGTCGGACTTGTGTTAAAAACCTTTGAGGGAACACAGGCAATGGCAACACAGGTAGATGATAAGAAGATTATCAAGGCAGGAACTGTAGTTCCCGCAAATGACGCTTCTGCAAAGGGAATTGTCTTTGAAGATGTTGATATTACAGATGACGCAAAGAAGCCCATTTCTGTAATTATTGCAGGCCGTGTTATTAAGGCAAATTTGCCTGTTGCAGTAGATACCAATGCCGAAACCGCACTTAAAACAAGCGGAATTTACTTTGATTAAATTACGGAGGTAAAAACAGTATGCCTAGTGTATTAACAATGATTACAGATAAGGATAGACTGGACTTTTCCCAGAACTATTCTATCGCAAGAAACTATGTAGGTGATAGACTTTTTCCTGACGTTAAGACAGAAAACCTTGAAGCAGAATACGAAAGGCTTTCCGAAGGTATGGATTTACCTACCGCAGCTATGGTTCATGCGTTTGATACCGAAGCTGCTATTGGTGTCAGACCGGGATTCGAGAAAGTTAATGTTGAGAAACTGCTTATTAAGGAGAAAATCAACCAGTCTGAAAGACTTCGCCAGCTTCTTAATCATGGAGTAAGAGAAAGCAATCTCATTGATTATGTGTATGATGATATGGGAAGACTTTCCGATTCCGTAAAGACAAGAACTGAAATTGCAAAAATGGAAGTTATGTCTACCGGTAAGATGACCATTAACGAAAACGGTCTTAATTTTGCTATTGACTTCCAGGTCAATAAGTTTAAGACACTCAAAGGTTGGGAAGACCCTACACATGACATTCTTGGTGATGTTGCGGATATGGTGCAAATGGCTCTTGATAAAGGATATGTTGTAAATACCGCATTAACTTCTACCAAAATGCGTTCTTATATGCTTAAGAACGAAGGCATTATGAAAGCTATTAAGGGTGTAAATTTTGTTGGAATGGCTATTACTCAGGCAGAAGTAAATAACCTGTTAATGAGCCTGTACGGTATTTCTTTGGTGATTGATGATGATATGTATGGAGTTGCCAATAAGGAGAATACCACAAGAACCCCTAAGAGATTCTTACCCGACAATGTATTTACTCTGTATGCTTCTAACGGAAACGGAAGAGTTGGTACTGGATTATGGGGTGTTACCCCGGAAGAGGAAAAGGCAAGTGCATTTACCAGTCTTTCCATGAAACAGTTCATTACAATTTCACAGTGGGCGACACCAGACCCTGTTGCTGAATGGACTAAGGCAAGCGGCGTATTTATTCCTGTTCTGCCTAACCCTTACGGAATCGTAATCGGAACACTGACAGAGGGAGAAGCTGGACTTGATACTCTGGTCGTAAATAGTGCAGCAAGTTCTTCTGACACTGGTTTCACCAAAATTACTGTAAGTCCTTCTAAGACTTCTAATAATTCTTACAAGTACAAGGTAGCGGATGATTGCAAACTTCCTCCTTATCTTGGAAACGTGAAGACTTACGCAACCTGGGACGGAACTTCCGAGATTGAAGCACAGACCGGAAAAGAAATTATGATTATCGAATGCGATCCTAACTATCGTGCTGTTAAGGCAGGAATCACTAAAGTTGTCGCAAAAGATGAATAAGAGGTAAATCATGGCAGATTACACAACCTTGGAGCAAGTAAAAATCAGATTGAAACAATTTCATATTGATAGCGAAACCTCCGAGGTTGTGTTTGATGGCCTTGAAGATAACCCTTTGATTGAACAGCTTTTAGAGCAGGCAAGAAAAGAGGTTATCAGCAGACGGAACTATCCGGACACATACACGCAAGACCAGATTGACAGTGATGTTAAGAACTATGAAAACATTATGGTCAATTTGGCAGTGTACGACCGGTCGCAGGCAGGAGAAGCGTACATGGCAAGTTTCTCCGAAAACGGTGTGAGCCGTACATGGAAAGACCGTGAAAGCCTTTTTGTCGGAGTGTTTCCGTTCGTAAAAGCAATGTAATTAAAGAAGATTGAGCGTGACCATATTGCCGATGTCGGTAAAATGGTTGCAGGCGGCGCACATTAAGCGGTGGTGGGCAGTGCGCAAAAAGGAGATTCAAATGAAAAGTATTTTGATTCAAACTTATCTTGTGGCACTTCCGATAGTGCTTGGATATATAGTTTGGCTTCTTAAACAGCAAAAGAAAAGCAGGGACGCGAACAGTAAAGGAACAATGCTCCTTTTGCGCGTCCAACTTATTGAATACCATGCAAAGTACACCAGAATCGGAGAAATACCGTCATATGCCTATCAGAACTTTTGTGAGATGTATGATGCGTACCATGCGTTAGGTGGAAACGGAATGGTTACGAAAATGAAGCATGAGATTGAAGAGATTCATATAGGGAAAGGAGATAAAAGCCATGAGGAATTGGAAGGATTGGACTAAGAAAGCCGGAATCCGAGCAATCAAGACTGTTGCACAAGCGGCGATTGCCGGAATTGGAACGGCGGCATTTATGGGCGCGGTGGATTGGAAATATGTTCTTTCTGCATCAGTACTTGCCGGAGTGTTATCGCTTCTGACAAGTGTTGCCGGAATCCCAGAGGAAAACACCAATGCTTGACATTAACAAGCAGGAAATGAAATATTCGCAATCCGGTCAGAGGGTATTCATTCCACAAACTGACGAAAATGGAGATATTGTCTATGAAGGGTACAAGGATTCCGATGGAAACTTTGTACCTTATTTAGATTCCGAAGGCAACAAGATTCCAAAAGGCGAGGAAGTTGAAGGGTTTTCAGAACCTACGACATTCCGAGCCAATATCAGCAATAAGTTGTCAGAAGCCCTTGTGAAAGAATTTGGAATTGATGATAGCACATCATACTGTCAGCTTGTTACGGATAAAGGATATTTGCCACTGAAAGCCGGCGATGTAGTGTGGAAGCGTTCGGAAGTAAAGCGCACTGATGATGGGCTTGTGGATTCAGAAACCGCAGACTACATCGTAAAAGGCGTTGCAGACGAAGGACTGACCACAGATTTATTTTTGCTTCGGAAGAATATTAAGTAGGTGATTGCGTGGCAAAGAAAACTATTTCAATGACATTATCCTCTAAATCCATACAAGACGCCATAAAGGAGTTAGAAAAGTACCGCAATAGTTTACAGGCTAAATGCGATTTACTTGTTTCTAGGCTTGCACAGATAGGTCAGACGGTGGCAATACAACACATATCGGAATCACCATTAGGAAACACGATAACGGTAAGGGTAGATAAAGCACCGCAGTTAATGACCTCGAACGCGATTCTCATTGCGACCGGAAAAACGGTAACGGCAGAAGATAGAGAACCATTCTATACTTTGTTGGCGGTAGAGTTTGGAGCCGGTATTTTTTATAATTCCGCAGAGAACCCCAAAGCACCGGAACTTGGATTCGGTGTCGGCACGTATCCTGGGCAAATACACGCTTTTGAAGATGGTTGGTACTATTGGGATGATAAGACCGAAACATGGCGTTATACCCACGGTATCAAAGCCACAATGCCTATGTATAATGCGGAACAACAGATTATACAACAGTATGTAAAGATTGCAAGGGAGGTATTCGGTGGAAAATGAGTTAAATAGTTGGGCACTTGATTTTGAAGATACCTTATGTTCCCTTTTGAAATCGTACATGGAAAGCAAGGTAAAAGGAATTAAAGTGACGCAAGATGAAGAATCGGGCGGCACCGCAACATTTCCTACGCTTTTAGTCAGACAAATCGGTGTGACAGAAGCCGGACGAACTAATGAAGCAAAGACAATCAATGCAATTCGCCCAACATTTCAGATCACAATTACAAACAAAGGTTCAAGAAAAGCAACTAAGGACATCGCAGCATATGCGGTGTCTTTTTTTAAACAACAAATGTTTGAGGTATCAAATGTAATCTCAACAATTTCCAAGCAAGTGCGAACGGTTACATTCCGTGCAGCTCGCGTAATTGGAAACGTTGAGCATTTAGATCAGCTATAAGCAGAAAGGAAGTAGAAAATATGGCATCAACAAGTTATAGAACTCGTGTCATTGTAAAAGAGCACACGGAAAAACAGGCTGACTTTGCAGGAACATATAATCTTTTGGTTGCGGCTAAGTCAGTTCCAAGTCCTGCATCACCACCAAACACTGTTGAGTCGACCACAATGGAAGATGACCAGCAGACTTTTGAAAAAGGAATTAAGACTTCTGATTCAAGAGAAATCACAGGAAACCTTGAAAAAGAATATCTTTCAAAGGTGGATGGATATGGAGATAAAAAACTTGATATTATCCATCTGTATGGAACGGACGGTATTGGCGGCGTAGCGAAGTACGCATATGTAGGAACCGCAACTGCCACACCTAACGATGTAGGTGGAAACGATGAAATCCTTGAAATGACGGTAACAGTTATTCCAAGTACAGCATCAGAGCTTGTTACAGATAAGCTGACTGTCGTTGATAATAACGATGGCACATTCACTGTAACAGTGGTGGGGTAAAAAGCCTATCGGACGAGCAATCGACCGCACCGGTAGGCGAGGATGAACGGTCGATAGCAGAACTTGAAGCAATAAGATAAGCAACAATGGGGCGGTGGCAACACTGCCCCTTGCCAATATAGGGCAGAAAGGCAAGGTAAAGCATGAAAGTTAAATTAGGTGGAAAAGAATATACAATTCAGTTTGCAACAAGACCATCGTTAAAATCACATATCTTACAGGATATTATGAAGACGCAGGACATGGAAGATATTTCTTCTATGGAAGATATTCTTCTTGAAATACTTCCTGAGACACTTCTTGTAGGATTGCAGATGCATCACAATGACGAATTTGGATATGATTACAAAACAAACGAAGGCTACGATGAGCAGCTTGAGAAGGTGTCTGACATTCTCTATGAAGCGATTGACACAAACGAGATTAACTGCATGGATTTATTCGCTGATATGCAGGAGGAAATGATGACAAACGGTTTTTTAGCACAGATGATGGAGTCGTTGGAGAGAGCACAGGCACAGGAGAAGAAAAAGACCCCATCCAAAGCGAAAGTCAAGAATTAACATGGGAATATTACGTTGCGGAAATCCGTCCGTTTTACCTTATGGTAACGAAAGGCTACGGATTTTCCGTTGATGATATAGATATGATGAATCCAGAGTTACTTAAGCCTTATGTGGATGCATATAAGACAGAATGGAAGCAACTCGATATGGAAATGTATATGTGGTTCGGCAGATATGCAACGTCAGCATTTGTGACCGCAATAGACGCGACATTCGGCAAGGGTAATAGTAAGTACGTGAAAGAAACTTGCTATGATTCTATTGAAAAGCATAATACGGACGATCCCGATGCAGAGATGCGAGAAATGCTTAAGGCAGAAGAAGCATGGGCGGCTGAATCAAGGAAATCACATTTACCAAAGCCAAAGATAGTTTAAGAAAAGAGGTATTGCTATGGCAGTAATTATCGGAAGTGCTAGGCATGATGAACATGGAAATTGCTATTCTGGTGGGAAAGCCGGAGACCAGACCGGACAGGAAGTGTCTACGCAGAAGTTTTATAACCATTCTAAAGGATGGTACGTGCTAAGGGCGAAGGACGATAGGGTTGCGGAGAAGTTAGCCGAAGCTATGCAGATTGCGTGTGATAACAAAAATATCGGCTATGACCAATCGGAACGCTACGGAGTCATTAAACATGGCATTAGCGCAAAGGTTAAGACGGAATGCGATTGTTCTTCTCTTGTACGCGCTTGTATTATCCATGCATTCGGGAAGGATGTAGGAGATTTCAATACTGCAAACGAAAGAATCATTCTTTTGAAATCCGGCTTGTTTACCGATGCTGGTTCTTACCGAATCGGAGAACTGCTTTACAACGGGGACATTCTTGTGACGCGTACAAAAGGTCACACTGCAATCGTTGTAAGTGGAGCAAAGAAAAATGCAAGCAAGTATTATTCGATGTATACCGGAAAATCTGGATCAATCGTTGAAGCATTAAAAGCGGTTGGGGAAGATGATGTGTCAAAAGAACATCGCGCGGAAATCGCAAAAAAGAACGGATTTTCCAATTTTAAGTTTACATCAGAGGAAAATTCAAAAATGATTTCTCTTCTGAAAAAGGGAAAACTGAAAAAGTAATTCAAGGGCGGTAGGGGTCAAATCCTACCGTCTTTTTAACCGGCTATCAATGTGGAAGATAGCCGCTAACCTAAAAAAGTTATAGGAAGTTGGTGGATAAATGGAATTAGAGTCTCTTGAAATAAAAATCCAAGCGCAGGCACAACAGGCAAGCGGCCAGATAGATGCGCTTGTGACAAGACTTGGGAGATTATCTTCCGCGCTTTCTGGACTTAGTACCGGAAATCTGAATAGTCTTTCCACAGGGGTAAACCGACTTGCAGGGGCAATGACGGCAATGCGTGGAATTGACACACGGACTTTTTCCGCAGTCGCAAGAAATGTAAGCAAATTAGGCTCTATCAACAGCAAGCAGATTAATGCCGCGGCTGGTTCTATGCGTCAGATTTCCAATGCGGTAAAAGGGCTTTCTGGAATGTCGGCATCAGTCAAAGGTTTGACCGACCTTGCGTCTGCAATCAAACAGCTTGGTTACCAGAGTTCCACCAAGGCGATTGAAAATATCCCGAAACTTGCTACGGCAATGAGACAGCTTATGTCCGAACTGTCGAAAGCCCCTAGCGTAAGCCGGAATATTATTGACATGACAAACGCATTGGCAAAATTATCACGTACAGGCGGAGCGGCAGGAACTGCGGCAAGAAGCATAACAAGCTCATTTAGTGGATTTAGTTCCAGTGCTTCTGCGGTTACTAAGAAGTCGTTCTCCCTTGCGTCTGCAATCGGAAAAGTGTATGCAACGTATTGGACTCTATTCCGAGGATTTAGGCTACTTGGAGATGCTATTGATATATCATCCTCACTGACAGAGGTTGAGAACGTTGTAAGGCAGACATTCGGGCAGTATGAAAGCCTAATTAACAATTTCGCAAAAACATCAATTGAAAAATTTGGTATGTCTGAATTGTCTGCGAAACAGTTCGCAAGCCGTTTTCAAGCAATGGGAACTGCACTTGATATTCCACAGGGGAAAATGGCAAAAATGTCTATCCGGTTGACAGAATTAGCCGGAGATATGGCTTCATTCTATGATGTGAGTCAAGAAGATATTGCCAAGAGTCTGCAATCTGTATTTTCCGGTACTACGGCACCTATGCGGCGTTATGGTATCGACTTGACACAGGCAACATTAAAGGAATGGGCGTTAAAACAAGGACTTGATGCAAACGTTTCCTCAATGACACAGGCTGAAAAAGCCATGTTGCGTTATCAGTATGTGCTTGCACATACAACCAATATCACCGGTGACTTTGCGCGTACAGCAGATACGTGGCATAACCAAATAACCATGCTTAAAGAGAACTTCAAAGCACTTGGAGCGGTCGTTGGTGGTGGTTTAATCAATGCATTTAAGCCATTTATCAAGGTGCTTAATGCAGTTTTGCAGAAGGTGATTTCTTTTGCGGAAATGGTAACAAATGCTTTAGGTTCTATCTTTGGATGGAGATATGAAGCAAGCAAAGGAGCAGGAATCAGCGGTCTTGCTGATGATATTGGAAGCGCGTCTGACGGCATGGACGATTTAAGTAATGCCGCAGGAAGCGCAGGGAAAAACACAGGAGGTATCGCAAAAAATGCCAAGAAAGCAAAAAAGGAAATCCAACAGGCAACTCGTGCATTTGATGAATTGAAGGTTATTTCAAAGCAGAGCAAAGATAATACTTCCGGTTCTGGGAATAAAGGTTCTGGTTCTGGATCTGGTTCAGGTGCTGGTGGCGGCACCGGTGCTGATGGTGGATTAGTTCAGACGGACACCATCTTTAAGAAATTCAAAAGCAAAATCAAAGACCTTGAACAGTTGGGAGAGTCTATTTCCGGTGCGTTAATTAACGCAATGAAAAAAATTAAATGGGAAAAAGTGTATGCAAAAGCTGAAGGTTTTGGAAGGGGATTAGCCAAATTCCTTAACGGACTATTTAAAGGGCAAAAAGGAACAACGCTTTTCGGAGAAACCGGAAAACTGATCGCAAATTCATTAAACACGGTGCTTCATGGATTGGATTCGTTTGGAACGACATTTAATTGGAAGCAATTTGGAAATTCAATCGCAGACGGAATCAACAAGTTTTTCCAAAACTTTGACTTTGCATTATTGGCTCAAACGCTTAATGCATGGGCGCAAGGCGCGTTTGATGCAGTTACGACAGCGTTAAGTAAAATTTCTTGGAAGGATGTTTGGAACGGAGCAAAGGAGTTTTTAAGCAACTTAGATGTAAAGACGGTTGCAATTATTGTCGGCGCGCTGACAATCAAAAAAATTCTTGGATTGCATCTTGCAAAAACAGCACTTGATATAATCGGAACTTCCATTTCGAAAGCAATAGCCGGTTCACTTGCATCAAGGCTTGGCGTTGAAATTGCGGCAAATGAGGGAATTTCAGCGGTATTGTCTACCACTCTGTCAAAAAAAATAGGAGGGGCGTTTGCTACACTTGGGGCAACTGTTTCGGCTGGCGCAAAAGCCTTATTCGGCAGTGGAGCCGCAGAGAGCGCGCTTGCATTTATAAGCCCTGTTGCAAAAGCAATAACCGGAATAGGCTCCGTTGCGATTGGCGCATTTACTGCAATATCAAACTTTGTGACCATGTTAAAGAACGGATTCAGTTGGCTTAATGAAGCACTTATGCTTGTCGGAGTTACGATTACGGCAGTCGGAGCGGTTATTTTAGGGGTAGCGGCAGCACCTGCAGCGATTACCGCAGGAATAGTAGCCGGTGTTGCAACGGCGGCTGTAGTAGTCAAGGATCATTGGGAAGAAATAAAAGGAATTTTCTCAAAAGCAGGAGATTGGTTTAATACTAATGTGATTAAGCCAATAAGCGGTTTTTTTAAGGGATTATGGGAATCTGTTTCCGGTTTTTTCTCTTCTTTATGGAAAGATATATCCGGTGTATGGAAAACAGTTTCTGGATGGTTCAATACTAATGTTATAACTCCTATTGTTTCATTTTTCCAAGGATTTTCGAAAAGAGTTGGTCAAATCTTTCAAGGATTGTGGATCATTGTCAAGGCTGTATGGATTGTTGTTTCTGATTGGTTTAAATCAAAGGTAATAGAGCCAATAAAGAAGAATTTTGAATTATTGAAATCGGCAGTATCAAGCGCATTCAAGGTTCTATGGACAACTGTGAAATCTGTATGGGCGGTGGTTTCCGGTTGGTTTAAGGAGCATGTTACAACACCTATCAAGAATGCTTTTAGCTCAGCAAAAGAATCTATTCAGAAAGCATTTAGCGCGGCAAAAACAGCGGTAACCGGGGCGTGGAACAGTGTTTCTAGTTGGTTTAAAGAACATGTAACCACCCCGATAAAAAATGCTTTCTCGAAGATGAAAGAAAGTGTAGCTGAAATATTCAGCAAATTATGGAATAGCGTGAAAAGTGGCGTTGCCGGGGCAATGAACACCGTAATTTCAAGAATTGAAACAGCAATAAATTCATTGATCGGTGGAGTGAATACCGTTTTGAGAGGGTTCAACAGTGTTGTTTCTGCGGCGGCTAAAGTAGCAAAGGTAAAGTGGAGCGGAGTCGATCTTGTGCCGAAAGTGAGCCTACCTAAAGTAAAGGCTTATGCAACGGGCGGTTTTATGGATAAATATAGCATAGCAACAGTTGGAGAAAATGGACTTCCGGAAATTATGGGAACAGTCGGAGGTAAGCCAGCGGTCGCAGGAAGCCAAGAAATTACCGGAATCAAAGATGCTATCAATTCAACATCTGCGCAAGAGGTTTCCTTACTGCGACAACAAAATCAGTTATTACAAGCTATTTTACAGAAAAATTTCGGAATTACTACAAACGACATAGGAAAAGCTGCAAGGGATTATGGTAGAGAACATTACAATCGAACCGGAGACAATGTATATGTTTTTTAGTGACTTCTATAATAGAACGTGATATAATTCTAAATAAATCATATCACAAGAAAGGAGTCATTATGAGAAACACAAAAAAATTATTAGTAGCGATGGGATTGGCATTTGCCGTTTTGATTTCGGCTATGCCGATCCAAAATGCAGATGGGGAACAGATTGTTGCACAGGCGGCAACTATCAAATTAAGCAGAAAGACTCTTAATTTAAAAATTGGAGAATCAGCAACATTAAAGATAAGCGGAATGAGGAAAACTGCTAAATGGAGTAGTGGCAATAAATATGTTGCTTCTGTAAACAAGTCTGGAAAAGTTCTGGCGGTTGGAGAAGGAACAACGTACGTAAAAGCAAAAATTGCAAAGAAAACGCTTTCTTGCAAAGTTACCGTCACTTCTTCCTTTAATGCGAACAAGGTAAAGAAAAACATCTCAATTGAATACCAAGATAGTGGTCATGGAGTTGTTGCTATCTTGAAAAACAACAACAAGGTAAATGTTGATCTGGACGCAAAACTTGTATACTACAAAAACGGTAAAATGCTGGATAGCAAAAGCGATTGTAACAGAGCTTTTGAATCCGGTAAGGAATGTGTTCTTTATTTTGACGCACCGAGCGATTCTGATTATAACGATGTTTCTTATGATAACTATAAAATGTCGTTGAGTGTTGATGAAGCAACAAATGCTGTTTGTGATGTTCGCAATATAATGGTTCAATCGGACATTGGAGCAGATAATGTTACGGTTGAAGCTACAAACGATTCCGGAAAAGATTTTTCATTTGTAAAAATTTCTTGCGTAATGTATGATGCATCTGGCAACTTGATCAAATATGATTATCATTATGCAGAATGTGAAAAGAATGGAGATACAGATTATTTTTCATTTAGTTTTCCGTACGATTCAAATTACGATACGATCTATCCGAGCAGCTATAAGATATATGTTGATGAAGCATATACATATACTTGGTTACAGTAAAAATTGAAAGATAAATGATACTTAAGCCGTGGAAACACGGCTTATTTTAATTTCAAAATCGGATTGACACAAAATCAAAAATAGTCTATCCTTATTACTAAGGAAACATCCTTATCCGTGAAGATGCGGATTACTTACTTGAACGCCATACTGTACGAAAGAGGAAACCAATGTGATTTCACAAGTGGCTTCCTCTTTTTTATTCAGATAAAAATGCATGGAGGTAGACACGAATGAAAAAATCACAACTTATGCTTAAGATTCAAAACGGCATTGAGGTATTTGAGAATCCAATATTCGGACAGATCAGAATGGTCATGGTCGATGATGAACCGATGTTTTGCCTTGTTGATATTTGCAGGGCATTGAAAATGAGTAACCCTACAATGGTCGCGCAGAGGTTAGATGAAGATGAACGCACTAAGTTAGACTTAGGGCGTGCAGGAGAAACAAATTTCATTACAGAGAGCGGCTTATATGCGGTTATTCTTCGGAGCGATAAACCGAATGCGAAGAAGTTTCGCAAGTGGGTAACATCAGAGGTTCTTCCATCAATAAGAAAGCATGGTGCGTATGCAACCAAGGACACAATCGACAAGATTATAAGCAATCCAGATTATGGAATCATGCTTTTGCAAAATCTGAAAGAAGAAAGAGAGAAACGAGAGGAAGCCGAAAGAAGAAATGCGATTCTTAGCCATGTGAATAAGACATATACCATGACGGAAATCGCAAAGGAGTTAGGGCTTCGGAGCGCGAACGAATTGAACAAATGGCTTTCTGATATGCATATTCAGTACAAAGTAAACGGAACATGGGTTATGCATTCTGATTATAGTGATAAAGGCTATGAAGATATTAAGCAGGAAGTCCTTGACAGTGGAAGGGTTGTATATCACAGAAAAATCACACAGATCGGAAGAGAGTTTATCATAAACCTTTTCCAATCAAGAAAATACGCATAATAAGAACAATTAGCATCTACCAAACGGTAGGTGCTATTTTTATACCCATTTTTAGGAGGTAAACGATGGGATATGGCGGATATTTAGTAAAGTTTGGGGATTATACCATACCAAACAGTTTAATAAAGCAGGACACGTTTAGTTCCTATGTAAATATGCAGGACTTAGACCCTTGGACGGATGAAAACGGATTAGAGCATCGTGATGCCGTGGATCTGAAAGCCTTAAAAGTTGAGTTTGAAACCAAAGCTATGCTGACTGAAAAGCAGTTTGATGATTTTTGGAAGAATATCGAAAAGAACTATACCAAGGCAAAAGAGCGTGGCGGTTATATCACGGCATACGTGCCGGAGAAACGCGGATATGTCACACAGTACGGATATATCGCTGATATTCAGCCTACGTTCTATTCTGTGGCGAATGGGAAGATTAAGTATGACCCAATAAAATTTTCGTTTGTAGGTGGTGTATATGATAAATAGCAATTTAAAAGAAAAGTATTGGGATTCCGGCACAGACAAGCAGATGGTTATATCTGTTGTTGGAACAAATCAGAAAATAGACAATTCGATGCTCGAAGTCGGTACGTTTTCGCTTGAAGAAAGTCTTTGCTCGGAATCAGAGTTAAAGTTTGGTGCGTGTGAAGCAAACTGTGTAAAATTCACAGCACGAAACACCGCAGGAAGCATTAACGGTAGAACTATTTCCATTTCGGAAACAGTTGACGGAGATAGCGAAAATCCGATGCTATACGGAGTTTTTAAGGTTGCATCCGATGTTCCTACGGCTGACCGGACAAAACGGCAGATTACGGCATATGACGCTATGTATGACATTATCAATTCCGATGTAAAGGCTTGGTATGCAGGACTTAGCTTTCCCATGACGCTTAAGCAGTTCAGAGATAGCTTCTTTGCATATCTCGGAATTGAACAGGCGGTAGCAACATTGCCTAACGATTCCATGACAGTCAATAAGACGATTGTAGCCACACAGACGGACGATTCAAGCGCGGTTACAGAAGAGTCCTCTATCAGTGGAAAAACGGTTGTAACGGCAATCTGTGAGATTAACGGATGCTTTGGTAATATCAACCGAGATGGCAAGTTTGAGTATGTCTTTCTGAAAGCAATCGCAAGCGCGCTTTATCCGGCAGAAGATTTGTTCCCGGCAGACAATTTATTTCCGTCTGATGCAAACACAGAGTCCATGACCGGACACTACATCACGTTTGATTACGAGGACTTTCAAAGCAAGGCAATTACGCAGCTTGAAATCAAGACAAGCAATGATAACGCCGGTGCTATTGTTGGAACTGCCGGAAACAACTATTCGATTACAGGAAACTTTCTTGTATCAGACAAGACCGGAGCGGAGCTGGAACAGATTGCAAATAACCTATTGCCGATTATGGCACAGGCAGCATATACGCCGATTAAAAGTTGCACTTGTGTCGGCAATCCATGTCTGACACTTGGGGAACCAATCCGGTTCAATACCACAAGAGAGATTGTTGAAACGTATCTGTTGCAACGCACCTTAACCGGAGTGCAAAGTAAGAGAGATTCAATCTCGGCACAGGGCACGCAGACGCACTCTGCAAAGGTTAACTCTATTAGAGACACGATTGAAAGCGTGGAAAGACGTACCGGAAAGTTAGAGAGGAACGCCGATCATCTTCAATCCACATACGAGGATTTAGAGGAACAGACAAATACCAAGTTTGAGCAGACCACAAAAAGCATTGTCGCAGAAGTCAATCGTGCACAAAAGGCAGAAGGGCAATTAGACGCATCACTGGAATTGAAGTTAGGCAGAGACGAGAACGACCAAGTTATTTCTATGATCAATGCCAGTGCTGACCAAATTGTGCTACGAGGAAACAGATTGATTGTAGAATGTA